GTCGGTGGTGACGACAACAAATACTTTGTTGTCGAACGTATCGAAGTCGATGACTTCCTCAATATTGCCGGTGTCTAGGCACAACTGGCCCACACCCCAATCGCCGACTGGCTCCACCGTTGACGGCCCGCCCGGCATGAAAACGTAAAGCTTCTGGTTGACTTCAACGAGGCTGCGGCTGGCCGGGTTAACCGTGGCAAATTTCACAAACGCAAAGCGCTTTTCGATTTCGCCGCCCGGCGTGACGTGGCAATTCCGCAAGACACGCAACGTGCCGGCCGGCGCAGTCAGCGGGGAGCGCCGTAGATCTAAGCCGGCGGAAAAGTCGGTGACAGTGTAATACGGCATCGCCGGGCCTCACGGAACGTAATCAATGCCCGGCACAGGCCCGCGTGCCGTGTTGCGCGCAGTATAGTCACCGCCGTAACGGCCTCCCATATTGTAGCTGATGCGCTTATCGGCGCCCTGATTGGCCAAAAGCCTGCGCAAATACTGATTAGCTTTTTGCAGCTTGAGTGCGGCTGCTTCGGCTTTCTGTGTGGCGAGGATTTCAGCCGCCGCGAATAGTACGATCGCCTTGGAGTCGATCACGCAGGTATCGTCATCCGCCACCAGCGGATTGCACGGCGCCTGTCCCTCAAAACGCAATATCCCATCGCTGGACGGCACCGGCAGCAATTCGACCTGCCCGATCGGATTAGTTTTGCCATCGGTGTCCACTGATACCTTGTTGCCCCAGCGCGCCGGACTTCCGACCTGTGCAGTTGTGGGGCTTAGATCAAAGGCGCGCAGGCCGTATTGCAAAGCTTTCCAGTTGTCGTTGCCGCTGGCCGCAAAATAAATGCGGTTGATCTGATCGAACGGCATCGAATTCGGATAGCTGTAAATGCTTTGATTTTTCAGGGCAGGCACATCGACCCAGTAACGCAAGTGCGGCCACTCAAACTGCTCCCATAACTCGCGTTGCTGGCGATCAAGTTGGATGTCTTGCGTCTCCTGAGATTGCACACCCTGCGCCGGCGACAGACTTTGGCCAGTCTCGGCCCGCAGATCCCGGCGCAGGTTAAGCAATGTCACGCCGACAGGCATCACACACCAACTGGCGGACGCGGATGTTTGCCGGGCTTAAAGACAGCCGGGGCGACCGGAGGCTCAAGGCCCTGCCCCTTCACGGCGGCGTCATCGTCATCCTCATCGTCAGGTATCGGGTCTGGCGTCGGCGTCGGATGACCGTTGCCGTTTTCAGCCGGCAAGCCGTCCTGATCGACGCGCGGCTGATTTTCCGGCTCGCCCGGCATAACCATCTCCATGCGCGGATTGCGGCCGGGAAAAACTTTTTCGACTACATGGCCGTATTTGACCAGCAACCGATTCTTTTCCATCCGGTGATTGGCTTCGGTGATCTTGACCGGCTTGATGTCGTGGACGCTTTCGTCCCCGTGCAGCGCGATCAAAATTTGCACCTCCGGCCACGACACCGGGTCACTCTCAAGGAAATCAACGTAGGTGAAGCCCTGACCTGCAAGGTTCACTCGGCAGGTACACAAGTGCATTTGCATCGGTTTTTCCTTTTTGCTGGACCGCCGGCGCCGGGCTTGTCCGAACGGCGCCGGCGGCTCCACTCAGGCAATATCGATCACGAGCGCGGAGTTGAGGCGCCGTGCGCAAAGTTGCCCGGTTGAGGTGATGCCCCGGTAGAGCAGGTATTTGTCCGGGGGCCGTGCCGGCGAGTGCTGGTGACGCCACTCGTCCTGCATCTTGACTAGGTAAATATCCCTATTATCCCACCAGTAGCAGCGTTTCGACTTGCTAATCGGTGCGGAATCGAGGCTCGGATCATAGGTAAAATCCGTGCCCATATAGGAGATCTGTCCTACGCTGACATCCTTGCCGCCCGAATAGCCAGTCATCGAATAGCTGCCGTTTGACCGCAACTCGGTTTCCAGTGCGCCAAGGAAGTCGCTGCCGCAGAGCGCGGTGTTGGGCTTGCCGCCGTACCGGGTCAGTTGCCGATACTCGGATTGCAGCTTGGCGATCAGTACGCCGCCGCCGGTTGCGCTAGAAGCAATCGGCCCGCCGCCCCAAGCACCGAGCGCGGGAGTCGTGCCGACCGCCGTACCCATCGCCGCCGTATAAGCGCGGTTGCGCCACCAAGTATAAGTTGCCCGATCGAGGCCGGCGACGATGCCGGTGCCGGGGGCGTCGGTGACAAGCGCTGCCATTCCGGCCAGCGCCTTCGGGTCGGTCGAGCCGTTGGACCACAGCAGAAGATTGAGCGATTGCGCGTAGCGTTCACTCAAATCCTGCAATGCGTCGTCAAGCAATCCGACAAGCACGGTGACATCGCGCCCGCTGTGCTCGCTTGTGCTTTCGCCGTTTGTATCGACAACGCTGATGCCGTCCACCTTGAGTTCGGAGTGCGTCAGCGTGATGCCGATGTGGTGCTCCTTCCACGGAAAGCGCGCCTGCTTCAAGTTGGCAGGCGTGTAATATTGAACTTGATCGTCAAGCTGATAACCAACCAGCTTGTCGTTGGTGCCCGGCGCTGCTGTGTTGCCGTAATCACCTTTGACGCTGATGACGATGTCGCCCTTGCCTCCGGGGAACGACTTAGCTTTCGACTCCATCATCGCGAGCAGCGGCTTTTCCTGAATCGCCTCTTGGAAAGCCGTGCCTTTATTCATCCAAAAATCGAGCGCGGCCGTTGCTACATGCTCCAGCAACGGAGTGGTAAACGTCGGCATTGACGTGCGCCTTTATGTCAGACGCGCGCCCGATCGATGGCCTGCAAGACTGCGTCTTTCAGGGATTTTGGTTCGGGCGCCGCGCCGTTTGTTCGGCCCGTGCTGCTCGGCTGACGTGATGTCGGCGCTTTCGGAGGGCGCCAACGAGCGCTTAACTCGTTCACACGCTTGTAAGCTTCCTTTGCAATCTCTACCGCGTGTTCCGGTGACTGCGGATTGCCGCGTTCGCGGACCACAGCCCACATCACTTGCTCTAGCAGCGGTTTTTTCACGACATAATCCGGGTCTGACCGCATCGTCGTCTGTTCCCATGCGTTCACAGTGTCGCGCACTGCGACATTGAGATTTTGCTGGGCAGTGCTTTGCACATGCGCGTCGTAAGCTTGCGCCTGCCGCACGCGCTGGCTTTCGGACAATGCGCGGTCCATGCGCTCGCGATGAAACATCGCGGCCGCCGGTGCCGTCATGTGCCCTTCCGCTACCCGTTGCCGCAAATCCTGCGGCAGCGAGATGCCCAGATATTCCTCGGCCAACTGCACATAAGGCCGCACGCCCTCGTAGAACGTCTTGAAGTCGCCACGCCGCATTGCCGCCGCGAGTTCAAGCGTGAGCAGGAAGTCATCCTTGCCGATGTCATTGTCGGCCAGATACTTCTGCACGCTCGCCGCCGCTTGGGCTTGCGGGATGGATCCCCTGAGTTGTTCTAGTTCGGTTTGATGAGTCTGAAGTGCGGCCCGTGCTTCGTTGCGTTGACGCACGAGTTTTTCAACGCGCCGCCTTGCACCGGCCCGGTAGGCAGTAAGTTCGTCTGCCCCCGGATCATCGGACAAGTCGGCGTAGTCGTCAGGCTGTGATGGAGTCGTTCCGGCTTCAGTCGTGGGCGCGGGCGTCACGCCCCCCGCATCGCTCTCTTCCTTCGACTGTGAGGATCGCAGTTCTGGAACTGCCTGCTGCACAGCCTCAAGAAGAGACTCGCGGGAATCGCCCTGTTCTGATTTTGCGCTTGGCGAAGGCGCAGAGGTTTCGCCGGGAGACGGAGTTACCGCCGGTGCTTCAGTTGCCGGTGATGGCGGCGCCGCTGTCTCAGTCGCGGCTGGCGTTGACGGAGCATCGTCGGCCATAGGCCGAGCACCCGATCATAGCCAAACTCCCCTGAAGCGCGGAATGTACGCTGCAAATGGTTTATGACCCGTACCCAACGGATTCGTCGCCATCGTAACCGACGCGCAGTGAGCACGAGCGCTCCAGCATCGCCGCCAGCTTGGCGTCGTGGACGGTGTCGCTCCGCAACTCCCGCATGATCCGCATTGCGGAATGTGCGGATTGACTTCCTTGCTCACTTTGCTCACGCATTTGCGCACTTTTGCGCGCATTTTGCGCACGCACTTTAATGCGTTTCGCATATGCGTCTTGCTGTGGTAGCGGCGGACTTACGGTTTGCCCTGCCGCCGCCCTACCAAGCATGCGGATCAAATTCGGCCGTTCGACATCAAGCATCCTGCCATCGGGCAGGCCACAGCGCTCGATCAGTCTGGCCTCCAACCCTGCCCAGATTTCAGCAGCGCGCGCTTTGCTCATGTCAGCCTCCCGGTCCCGGCATTGCGCCGGCCGCTCCCGGCGGCGGTGCCCCGGTCATCTGGCCGGCCATGTCGGGCGGCCCACCCGGCGGTAACTGTGATGGGCCGGCTTGGTTGCTGGCGCCCTGCGGACCCTGCCCGGCGCCGGCCGGCGCGCCAGCCATGGGCGCCTGTCCTTTTACCATTCCGTTCATGGCGACAATCGACGGCAGTTGCGACTTGAAGGCCTGCGTCAGATCTAGGCGATCGTCGAGCCGACGCAAAAGGTCTTTCGCTAGGTAATTTGGATCGATTCCCGGAATCTGGATCAACAGCGGATAGATGCGTTGAGCGTTGGCG